TTTTAATAAATGGAGAACAGGTAATATCTTTAGACTTTTTAACAAATCAAATTGAACTTCCACAGTCAATTGATCAGGATTGGATAGGTTTTTATTGTTATGAAAATGTAAACACAATAGATCTTGACTGTGTTGCAATTTATTCTTATCAGGTTCCAGACATTGTTGCAAAAAGAAGATATGTTTATGGACAAGGCGTTGGATCTTCACAGGATATTGATGCAGCATATAGTGGAACATCTGCCGTCATTGACTACTCTTTTGCTAACTATACTGCAAATTATAACTATCCAGATTTTGCTGAATGGCAACAGGGGAGTTTTGATAATTTAACAACAACTGCAAAATCTTTAACTACTCCACAGTACTCTCTTCCAACAATTTTTACAGGTACAAAAACAATTCAAGATTTATATGATGACTCTAATGACCTATACGACAACATAACAAGTGGAGATCTTGGATCACAAGAAAGATTTATATGTTTAAATCCAGACAATTCCTGGGATAGTCAAGGGTCATATATAAACTTTGCTAATTTTAATATTTTAAATTCTCAAGTTGCATCTATTTATGGAGTTTTTCAGATAAACGAAGAAGGAAGTGGAACAGACCAAGATGAAGAAATTTTATTTAAAATTTATAGCACAATAAATGCAAACACTTTTACTGTCAATGTTGATGGTTTAGACGTTGTATATTCTTTGACTTATTCTGGAGTAACAGAAGAAATATATAGGGTTCAAGATGTTACTCTAGGAAATGTTTTTTCTGCAGGACTTAACATTCAAAGCCTTGTTAATACTTTTGGAGGAAACGTAGCAACATTCTTTGGAAATCAAAACTCATTAAGTTTATATGTTGGAGGAGATAATACTGCAAATAAAACATTCAGGGGATATATCTATTCTATTGGGTTTTCAACATCTTTAAATTTAATAGATATACAAGAACATTTTAATGAAAACGGAATTGTAGACATATCCTCTGGCACAGAACTCTTACAACACACAGCAAGTTATACATTATTGCCAATATATGCATATGAAAAATTATTTTTAGATATAGGTGTTTCTGGATATTGGGAAGACTATTTACCTTTATCTTATTTTGCTAAGTATGTACAGAACGACATAGGAAATTCATTTTATGATTTAGACTTTTTACAATTTAACCTTGGCTATCCAACAAACTCTATGATGTTGGAATCAGAATCTACTGGATCTTGGACTTATGGAGAGTTAAAAAATGAATATTCCTATCCAGTTCAAAAAACATATAGTCAATTAGATAACACACTGTTAACTGGTTGGAAAAACTATGAAGATGTTAAACAAAAAGCATTAAAATATTATGAATATAATACAACAAATGCATCAATTAAAAGTTATGTTACTTTTCAATATATTCTAGACGGAGCAAATTTATTGCAAAATAATTTTACTACAACAATAAATGCAAAAGAAAGTGGAGTTGTTGACGTTTCTGATTACCCATCATGGTCAACTACTAGGTTTGAGGTTGTTGACAATATGGTTATTTATCCAAGAAAAGATGTTGACTTTAACGATGTTGCAATTGTTTATAACTTAGAATTTAATATTCGTGGAATATTAACAAAACCAATCTTGTTAAGAAAGTTAGAAATTGCATCACAAGCACTTAATGATAATTCATTTAATCCAATAGGAACTAAGTTTGGAACAGACATTTTTCCATATAAAAGATCTGGAATTTACTATGACTATAAATCAAAAAATCCTTTTAGTATTTATAAAGGAAGCACACCATATTTATACATAAATAAAACATCGGGAATACAAGTTCGTGGAGATTTTGATTCTAATTTTGATCGTGGAATATCTATGCCAATTAATCAGTCCCTTGCAGAAAATTATAGGGTAAGTGCTATGCAGTCTTGGATAAGATATGACCAACAGTCTTTTCCATCAATCCCAATACCACTATTTGAATTAAGGTATAAAGCAGACACCATTATTTTTTACATTGTTTCAAATGACACAACTGGTAAAAGAGCAAAGATTTATGCAAAAAACAAAAGCACTGGATTAGATTTTCAGGGACTTTCTTACTTTATTAATGGAACACTATCAAGAGAGCCTGTAATAACAATTAAAGAGTGGGTGGTCTTGGGCATAAACTTTGGGTCAGAACTAAACTTTGATCTATTTAGAGGATCTATTGACCTAAATAGTCCAGCGTTGTTTAATAATGTCTCATACTATCAAGCAAACAATCTGCAACAGGTTCAAAGTAAAATAACAAGACCATGGCAAAAGGTTAAGCAAGAAGGAATTACCCAAAGACAGTGGTCTTTCTGGAAAAATAACTATACTTGGGATGGGGTTTTGGTAATATCCGCATCATCACTATATGGGGTAAATGCACAAGAAGCATACTCAAACTATATGGGAACAAATAAAATAATTATAGATGACCAAGAAGGCCTTATATTTGACGCTGAAAAGTTAAAAATATATAACGATACAACCTGGTCAATATCTGTAGGGTCACCAGTCTAATCTGGTATACTTGTGGTTATGGATTCTTTAATAAATCAAAAAACTGGTAAACCAATTGTCAATAATGTACGTCGTCAGGTCATTGATAAGCACTACGATTGGGGCCTTTATGTATATAAGAAGTCAAATGGAAAATGGTATACTGACGGAACTGGTTCTGTTTTAAACATACCAGCGACTAAAGGTGATATATCAAAGATAGCAGAACTAAAGAGGGCTGCAATATCTTTTGGTGATGACGGTCAAGGTACTGTTCATTTTGTTCCAGGATTAACGAGGGTATCGGAAGAAGAATACTCAGAGCAAAAAGATAGAATGATGCAAGGTTTAATTCCATCACTAAATGATCTTGGAGCAGTAGATGCAGCACAGAAAACATTAAGGATGTATGGCGATGAGTAATGAAGAGACCTTTGACTATGTTCGTGCAAGTCTAAACACTCAAGAAAAAGAAGAAGATCAGTTTAAGTTATCAGATCCATTTAATAAAAATTGGGAAGAATTAAAGGAATATTCTGGACTAGACCAAAACTTTCGTCGCCGTGTAACAAGACAAGTAAGTAAAGCAATAACTCCAACTGAAGCATATCTAGACTCTGCAAATGCAACCCCATCTGGAGTAGATGCTGGATCAAAGGCTTTGAATCCTGGAACGGTATACAGAAATGGATACGGTCTATTTGATGTAATCACACCACCATACAACATGTATGAACTTGCAAACTTCTATGATACATCTTTTGCTAACCATGCAGCAATTGATGCAAAGGTAGAAAACATCGTAGGTCTTGGATACAGATTTGATATTGCAGATAGAACTGCTTTAAGACTAGAAATGTCTGAAGACGAGGCAGCAACAGATAGAGCAAGAAATAGAATTGAAAGAGCAAAGATAGAGTTACGTGATTGGTTAGAAAATTTAAATGATGACGATAGTTTTACAAAAATCATGGAGAAAGTTTATACAGATGTTGAAGCAACTGGAAATGGATTCATTGAAGTAGGAAGAACAGTTAACGGACAAATTGGATATATTGGACATATACCAGCAACAACTGTTCGTGTTCGTAGATTAAACGATGGCTTTCTTCAAATTATTGGACAGGCAGTTGTTTACTTTAGAAATTTTGGGGCAAACAATCCAAATCCAGTAACTGGTGATACAAGACCAAATGAGATTATTCATATTAAATCATATTCACCACTAAATACTTATTATGGAATCCCAGACATTGTTTCTGCAATGCAATCACTTATAGGTGATCAATTAGCATCAAGATATAATATTGATTATTTTGAAAACAAGGCTGTTCCAAGATATATTATTACCCTTAAAGGTGCAAAACTTTCTGGCGATGCAGAAGATAAAATGTTCAGGTTTTTGCAAACTGGTCTAAAAGCACAGTCACACAGAACTCTTTATATCCCTCTTCCTGGAGACACAGATCAGAATAAGGTTGAATTTAAGATGGAGCCAATTGAAAACGGTATCCAAGATGGTTCATTTAAAGAGTATCGTAAAC